GAAATGGACAAGACTGGCAACGGGTTTGCCGTCATCCGTTTCTTGCCCGCACCTAACGGTGAAGACCTCCCCTGGGCAAAGGTATGGAGTCATGCCTTCCAAGGTCCTGGTGGTTGGTACATTGAGAATTCTCTGACCACGCTGGGTCAAAAGGATCCGCTGGCAGAATACAACCGCACTCTTTGGAATTCTGGACTGGATTCTGACAAAGAGATTGCCCGTAAGCAAAAGCGTAAGTTGTCTTATTATGCCAACATTTATGTTGTGAAGGATCCTGCCAATCCTCAGCACGAAGGTAAAGTCTTTCTGTTCAAGTTTGGTAAGAAGATCTTTGACAAGATCATGGAGGCAATGCAGCCTGAGTTTGATGATGAAACTCCCATCAACCCCTTCGACTTCTGGCAGGGTGCCAACTTCAAACTGAAGATCGTGAAGAAGGATGGTTACTGGAACTACGATAAGTCTGAGTTCGCATCCGCTGGTCCTCTGCTTGAAGATGATGATGCTCTGGAAGCACTGTGGAATAAAGAGTATTCCCTGACTGCTTTCACTGAAGCATCCAACTTCAAGTCTTATGAAGACCTGGAGCGTCGTCTCAACGCTGTGCTCAACCGCAACGTCACTGCACCTGTCCGTCAGGAAGTGACTCCTGCTGAACTGGAGGAGCGTTCTTATCAACCCACCTTTGAGAAGAAGGTTGAGGTTGAAGACGACAGTGACTATGGTGTCCCTCAGACATCACTCGCTGACAGTGAGGACGATGCACTAAGTTACTTCGCTAAGTTGGCTGAATCCTGAGGGAAAATCAGCTTTTGATTTCAAAATAGCCCAGAAATTTTTTCTGGGCATTTTTTGTGCCTATTACTTTTTCTACGTGTATAATCTGATGTTATCTCCGCGTGTAACCGATGGAGAAACGTATTGTGAGGATCCCTGTTGATAAGGCATTATCTCTTCAAGGTTGTCAATAATTAATCCGACATATTCTGCTTTGATTACATAAATGTTTCTTCTGTCATTTTGCTTCCTTTCTTCATAAGTGTAATTAGTCACCGCATAAGTGAAAGAAGTCGAAATTCTCTCTTCTCCCAATCCACTGTCATAGTAGGTAATTGAGATGTTTTGTGGAACTTCGAGTTTTCCAGGGAAAACAACTCTTCCGACAGAATCCTTGATTTCATCACTTTCGTAATGATGAACTGCATAGATGTTTTCTTCAGATCCGTACTTTGAGACCAAATAGTTCTGGAATGACTGTTGGTCCAAAGGCCACTCTTCGACCTGATTGATCACATTATTGGAAAGAAGCACCAACCAGTCAAGATCGGAATCATTGTAAATCTTGTTCGCAACCTCATCTGGACGCTCATCTCCAATAATCTTATATTTGTTGAAATATGCCAGATTCTCAAAAATGTCAGAACGAATGATTCCACGCTTGAAGAGGTTTTTGACCTCAACGTAATCATTGATCTTTTTGGCATCAGTCAGGCGACTGACGTACTCAAAGTTAGGAACGTAATCGAAATACTGTGCCATTGGTTAGAACCCCATATCGTCTGATTCGGTGTCAAAGTCATTATCATAAAGAGGCTCAAGTTCTTTGAATGCCAGGGAAATTTGATAAGTTGGCATCGAACCATCTTCACCATAAGTCATGTATTCGGTCGAATTGCCGTATCTCACGTCAAAACTCGTTAGAGCAACTGGTTTGAATTTGTGCAAGAATGGGTGTTGTCCCGACTCCTGATAAATGTACTGAAGTTGGAAAATGTCAGGAGTGAAGAGGAATGCCTCAGATCCTGATTTTCTTGGATTCATACTCTTTTTGAAGAATTTGATGATTCTCTTGATTTCCGCTGCTTCCCTACTTTCACGGGGTGTCAGTTTAAACGTAAAAGCGAAGTTTCTGAGTGTTGGTGACTTGAAGAACAACTCAAGGTTTGGGTTGGCAATTTGACCAGTCAGTCGTCTTCTGAGGTTTTTGCCAATTGCCTGTCCAGCAAAGTATGCCTGCAGATAATTCTTTAGTCCTGGGTCTTCTGCTGCCTTTTTGTAACTTCCCATGAGGGAGTTGACTCCTGCTTTTGCCATTCCAACCACGTTTGCTGGATTGTCAGAACCAATGTCGATCATTTTAAAAGCAGCATCACCAAATGCCGCTTCGATGAAGTTCAGAGTTTCTCCCTCATAAGAAACAACATTCTTTTCTGCTAATCCTGCTTGAAGTGGGAGGAGAACGCTTCCAATTGCTGTTCCAAGTCTGTCTTGAGCGGTTCCACCAATCGCACTTCCTGGAACATAATTTGGGTTTCTTGCTCCTCTTGCTTTATACTTGTGAGAAGTGATTTTGAGGTAATCACCAGGGAACTGAGCACTGGTGTTGATGGGATATCTCATACTTTGGAACCCACCACTTCTTGCTGCCCTTCCTCCTGGAAGATCAACAGTTCCCTCAGTGTCTTGACCTGGAACTGCACCAACTTTTAGTTGATCATTAGGAAGTGAGGCAGTCCCGAATTCAGTTGGAACTCCATTGTTTAGAGACTGTGGAGGTTGACCAAAAGGATTGCCATCTGTAAATGATCCGTCATTGTTTACGACTTGACCAGTTATTGGATGTTGCAGACCAGGAATTTTGTTGTTAAAAAACTGCAACTGATTATTATCTGCTGCGATCAGGTTTGAATAATTTGACTTGTCGTTGAGGACAGCAGCACGATCAACGTTGAAGAGATTTTTCCCTTCGTTGAAGAATGTTTTTTCGAATTCTGTGGTTGTCAGTTGTGCTTGATATCTTGCTCTGTTGTTATAAAGTCTTGTGAAGAGTTCTGTGTCTTCGATTTCCCAGTTGTAATCACTCGATGAGGCAAGCAATGACCCACCAGTCGAGTTGAGTTCAATCTTTCCAGTCTCGATGTAGGTGGTCTCGTCTACCTTAAGACCATTCCATATTCTTGATGATGCGATGGTTGTTGCCATTTATAAGAACTGGTCTTTTACCTATTTAGAACAATTTTCTGATATGGAATGGTTCTTGCTTCTTCCAGTTCGTTGGGATAAATGAGGTAAAGATAACTTCCCAATTCTTCCCAAGTGTAATTGTGAAAATCACCCCAGTGATAGTTCAATCCACTAAACCCCCAAGGGTAAACACCAGTGCAAGCAATGAGTGGAAATTCATCATATCGAATTCCTGGTGTTTTTGCACTATATATAAAGGTATAATATCTCCCAACAGTGGGTGCAACCTCATAATGGTCTAACAATTCCAACAACTCAGTCATCCTATCGTCGGGTGTTCCACCCATGTTAGTGATGCGATCAGCCTCACCTGTTCCAAGTCTGTCAGTTTCGCTTCCGAGGTACTCTTCTTGTTTTAGAGTTTCGACGTTTGTTGCCATCTAAACCCAACTCCTCTTCTGTGATGATTTTGAAGACTGCATTATTATCAAGAGCAAACTCTTCCGCTGCTTTCCATTTTGCTTGATTGACAGCATATTGAGCACACTCATAAAGATAAGATTTAGTGACTCTTTTACCCTGAACAGGAGCAGAGCACTGCTTCTTTGGTTTCACCTCAACAATCCAGTTTTTGATTGTTCCGTCTGCTTGTTTTACCTTACAGAGGAAGTCAGGATAATAACGATGAACTCTCCCATCAGTTGGTTTTATGTAAGGGATGCTAAACTCTTCACTTGCCCACTGAAGGACACTTTCATTTGTGTCGCACCACATACAAAAGCGTCGTTCCCAGGATGAACGACAAATAATGTTATTTGGGTTTCCCTGATACTTAGATGGGTTACTCGGTTTGAAAAGTGATTTACAACTCTCCGCCATACCCACTAAATAATCACATAAGTATCCATATTTATAAATGGCATCCACAGGATCTGGTGCGCCAAGACCACGCAGAGTTGGAACGACAGAACTCACCAGTCGATTTCTAAATCTCGCACAAACTTCTGTCTTCACAGTTAAGATTCAACCACCTGCTCTGGTTGCTGCTTATCTGAATGAAAGAGGTGTCAATTATGCAGCAGATGGTGAGGGAATCGAACTGCAGTGCACTGAGACAAGACTCCCAGGTCATAAGTTGAGCACAATCGATGTTGCCAATGATTACATCGGTGTGTCTGAGAAAATGGCATACAGACAAGCATATGATGAAGCAATTCAATTCACATTCAATGTGAATTATAAGTATGATGTTGTTCAGTTCTTTGAGGGGTGGATTGATTTCATTGCTGGAAAGAACGCACAAGACCAGAATGCTTATGTTGACAGGTATGCAAACTACAGAATGAATTATCCGAAGTCTTATCGTTCGGATCAAGTTTACATCACAAAGTTCGAGAAGAATGTTGATAATCTCAACAGAACTTTTGGTCTCGGTGACACCCCCTCTTACAGACTGGATTACACCTTCGTTGGTGCTTTCCCACTCTCAATCATTCCCTCTGTAGTATCTTATAATAACAGTCAGATACTGTCTTACTCAGTTAGACTGGACTACATTCGTTACGTTTGTGAACGGAGTGTCATCGGCTAAATAACTCACCTGATCTTACATAATGCCTTTACCAACAATTGCAACTCCTTCTTATGAGTTGAAACTGCCTTCGACAAAGAAGACAATCAAATATCGTCCCTTCCTGGTGAAGGAAGAGAAACTTCTGGTTCTTGCTTTGGAGACTCAAGATACAAAGCAAATCACAACCGCAATCAAGCAGGTTCTGAAAGGTTGCATCCAATCCAGAGGAGTAAAGATTGAGACTCTTCCAACCTTTGACATTGAATTCTTGTTTCTTAATATTCGTGCGAAGTCTGTTGGTGAGATTGTTGATGTGACCATCACTGCTCCTGATGACGGAGTAACTCCAATTGACATCACTCTTGACATCGAAGAGATTGAGGTTCAGGAAAGTGAGGACCACAATAAGAGAATTCAGTTGGATGACACTTTGATGATGGATATGAAGTATCCATCTCTTGATCAATTCATTAAGAATAACTTTGACTTTGGCGGTGATGCCACACTGGACCAATCATTTGAACTGATTGCATCCTGCATCGATAAGATCTACAACGAGGAAGAAGTTTGGGCAGCACAAGACTGCACTAAGAAAGAATTGGTTGAGTTCTTAGAACAAATGAACTCCTCTCAGTTTAAGCAGATTGAAAAGTTCTTTGACACAATGCCGAAACTGAGTCACACCGTTGAGGTGACTAATCCAAAGACTGGTGTAAAGAGTTCTGTCGTGTTGGAGGGTTTGCAGTCTTTTTTCGCATAGGTATGATCCATATGGATCTGGAAAATTACTTCAAACTTAATTTTGCCCTCCTACAGTACCATAAATACTCTTTGACTGAGATTGAGAATCTAATGCCCTGGGAAAGGGACATTTATGTAGCACTTCTCCAGCAACACATCGAAGAAGAAAACGAAAAGATGCGTCAAAATGGCTAAGGTTGCAGCTGACCCAATCGAAATCCTAATGGAGATGGGATTCGACCTGGATGACATTTCATCCGAGGAGGGTTATCTGAGTGCGCTGAAGGAAGCAATCACAACCATTCAGTTTAAGACTAAGGGTGCTGGAGATGACAGAATTCTCACTCTCCTTGAAGAAGTAAAGAAAGTAAGAGCAGGGAGAACTGGAAGAACGAGGAAACCAAGCGTTGATGCTGCGAAGTCCTTCATCTCACCAAAGGCATTGCCTGGAAGTGTTGGTGTTAGAGGAGGAGCACTCACGGTTGGACAGACTCTTCTGTCGTCAAGTGCAAAGAATAAACAACAGCAACAAGTACAGAAGAAATCTGTCTTTGATGTCATTGCAAATTCACTCAACGCTGTTGCTAATTCACTTAATAATGTTGCGAAATCAATAACTGAACTTCTGGGTGTTGAGAGACAAACTGCCGAGAGACAAAGACAAGGTGCTGTCACCGCAAAAAGACAGGATGAAGAAAAAGATAGATTAAAGGGAGCAAGAGATCTTATTGGAGGATTGACCTCCCCAGTGATTAACACTGTCAAGAAACCAGCAATGGGAATTCTTGACAGAATTAAAACATTCCTTGGAAACGTTGCTGCTGGTTCAGTTGTTGGATGGTTGACTGACGAAGGAAATAAAGATAAGGTCTTGGGAGTCTTCAATTTCCTTGAAGAACATATGGGCAAGATTATGACAGGAATCATTGCTCTCCTGGGTATTGGAATTGGAATAAAACTTGCTGGATTGATCACAACTCTTATTTCTCTTACCACTACACTCTTGGGTCTTGTTGTTTCACTGGCAACAAATCCAGTTGTTCTTGCTGGATTGGGAATTATTGCAGGAACAAAAGCAATCGCAGATGTTGGTCAAAAGGTTGAACTTGCAGGTCAAGAACTCATCGGTGGAAAAGGAACAACAGCGGCAGGAAATCAGTTCTCATTCTCAGACATTCAGGATCTGAGAGAAGAAAGAAAAACTTTTATGACAATGAGTGGAATGTCATCTGAAGTTATTCAACAGCAGAGCAAACCATTTGATGATTTGATGGATGCGATGAAGGAACAGAAACGCATCAATGATGATCTTTATAATAAGAAACAAGCACAAGCAAGTGGTGATATCAGATTTGATAAAGTAATTCCCGAACTGGAGAAGAAGAAAGCAGAACAACAGAAGAAAGTGACTGAGTTGTTCCAAAAGTTGGGAATTACAGATCAAGATTTGAAACAACTTCAGATGCGTGAGGGAAGAGTAGAAAAAGATGATACTCATTTTGAGAAACCTGGAACTGGTCTTTCAGGAGCATTGTCAAACCTAGGTGCAAATTTACAAGAAGCCACATATGGCAGCGGCATGACCCAGGCACAAGTTGATGCCGAAATCTTGAAATCTACTCAACCAGGTGGAATGTTTGAGGGATATGATGTATCTCAACTGGAATTTGATCATGAACTTGGAATTCCTTCCGTGAAACCACCTTCATTTGACATTAAGTCCACTGCACAGAAAGATGCCACTTACAGCAAAATTACTGGTGACATCAAGAGAACCCAATTACAAACACAAAAGTTGCAGGAAATGAATCTTTCCGCTGTTGATTATTTTGGTGGTGGATCAACTGTTTCTCAGATGGAAGAACTGAAAGCTGCTATGGCAAATGGTGGAATGACTGCTGGTGCTTCGGCTGACCAACAGGAAGCACCCTCGTTCTCTGCGGTCGATCTGACGAACGATAACATCTTTATGACCTCTGGTGTTTACAACTCACCTTCATAAACCATGGCATTAGGAATTGCGAGCATTATTGGAGGAATTGCCAAGGGAATGGGTGGCGGTAAGAAACCACCAAAACCTCCTGAGCAACCACAGTCTGGACAGCAGATGGCACAGAAGATATTACCACCTGCTGATTACCGAAGACCAGATTACAAACCAGGTGAGGGTTATGCGACTGGTGGTGCTGTTTCCACAACTGCTATTGTTCCAGTCGCAAAACCCAAAGTTTCTAAGACTGGAAATCCTAACCTGGATAATGCACTGGAAAATGTTGCACAGAGTGCCGCAGGTCTTGAGGCAAGTCTGAAGTCTTTTGTTGGTTTCAAGAAACAAACAGCGGAAAAGAAAAGAAAAGCAGCGGTTATTGCCAAGCGCAATATGTTGGGTACTGCTGCAGGTGCAGTTGCTGGTGCTGCCCTCGGTTTTGTAAAGAAACCAGCACAGAATTTCTTGGAAATGTTCAAGAGGTTTGTGTTTAATGTCGCACTGGGATCTCTTGTTACTTTCCTTGTCGAGCAGTATGAGACAATCAAGAGAATTGTTGGTGAAGTTTTAGATGTAATCGAACCTGTGTGGAATGCTCTAAAAGATTGGGTTCTTGTTCCTGTTTGGAGTTTCCTCAAGTGGACTGCAAATCAAGGCGCAAAGATGGTGAAAGAAATTGCTGCTTTCCCACCAATTAAAGCAGGATTGGACACTCTCAAAGAAAAACTCAGAGAGTTTGAAGGAATGTTCCCAGAACTCGAAAGACAAGTAAAGTATTTGTCTAGTGGAAACATTGATGATGTTCCGCCAATGCAACAAGGTGGAACCAGAAGTCGCCCAGCACCTGGCGGAAGACTGGGACCTGGATCTGCTCCTGATGCCACTTATGATAGAAATTTGGCAAAACTTCTCAAGAATTATGAGGGACTTAGAACAAAAGCATATAAAGATTCAAAAGGAATTCCTACCATTGGAATGGGTGCAACTTATTATCCTAAGGGTTTTAGACTCCAAGGCGCTGTTAAGATGGGAGATGTGATTACTGAAGAAGAGGCACTCCAAATTAAAGAGGCACACATCAGAGAGCACAGAGGGAGACTTACAAGACAGATTGGAGAAGAAAATTACAACAAACTTCCCAATAATGTGAAGGCTGCTCTGGAATCTATCGTTTTCAACTATGGAAGTCTTGATAGTAAGACCAAAGCACTTGTGATGGAAGGTATCAAGACTGGTAATTACAATAAGTTGGCTGATGACATTGAGAATCGTCTTGGAAGGCACGACATGCAACCAGATGGTAAAGGACTCAACCAGCACAGAAGAACTGATGAAGCAAACATAATTAGAGGTGGAAAAAGTAAATTTGGAGTTCAGTTTAGAAGAACCACCATTGATGATGTTCCGCCAATGCAGCAGGGGCAAGCTGGTCAAGCATTTGCAACTGGACTGAAGACTGGAGCAAGTCGTTTCATTGGTGGAAGTTCCGAGTATCACATTGACACTAAACTGAAATCAGAACTTTCAATGCAGAAGAAAGTTGAATACTTTGACCAGATGTCAATGGCATATGCCAAACAAGGAAGAGTCATTGAGTTCTCCAATCAGGCAGTTGCTGGCAGAAGATACGATCACACAATGAGTTATCAAGAGAAGGCAGCACTTCTTCAAGCAGCTGCTGGTGCTCACGCTCCTCGTGCTGGTTATGCTTCTTATGATTATTACATTCCACAAGCAAGTGAAACTAGATTCGGCAAATCTGCAGAGGGAGCAGAGATCTTTGTCCCAACAGAAGCAGGTGGATCTGTTCAGTATGGTTCTGGTGGAAGATATGGTGCTTACGTTGTAATGTATGATGCTCAAGGTAAAGAGATTGGGCGAACAGGTCACGGTGACATCAGAGGAGCAAAGTCTGGAACAGTTCAGATTAGTCCGTCCACAGGTGACACCAGAGCACAAAGTGTTTCCACAACTCCTTCTTATCAGAGACCGAAACCAAAAGTTATCCCTGTTCCCATCGATAACACCCCACCAATGCAACAGAAACCTGCGGGAGCAACTTCTTCAGGTGGGTTAAATAATAATATGTGGTCTCGTGCTAGCAGACTCGGATCCCTTTATCAAATGTAATGGCAAATCAAAAACCACAATCGGGACCTGGTGATATAAAGTCATTTACGATTACTTCTAATGAAGGGAGTAAGCAAATTGACTTGACCAATGGTATTCAGGAATATTACTATTACGAGAGCGTTCTTTCCAATTTCATCACAGCGAAAGCGATTGTGTTGGAAACTGGTAATGATATTGACAAAGAATCAAAGGGTGTCCTAGACGACCTTCCCATTCGTGGTGGTGAGAAAACAAACATTCAAGTTTCTGATGCGTCTGAGGAAAAGAATAAAATTGAAATCCCTGGTGGTCTTTACGTCAAGAATGTAAGAAATGGTTCTCCAGGAACACAACAAGAACTTTATGTTCTTGAATTTGCATCAAAAGAATTCTTTCTGAATGAATCTGCCAGAGTTACAAAGAGATATGAAGGTAAGATCTCAGACAATGTTGAAGAAATTTTGAATGATGTTCTTAAGACAACTGCAAGTGTTGAAGTTGATGAAACATCATTTGAATACAACTTTTATGGTAACACTCGCAAACCATTTTATGTTGTAACCACCCTGGCATCCAAAGCAGTGCCAACAAAGGGTGCAGAAAAGACTGGTGGATTCTTATTCTTCCAGACTCGTGATGGAATGTTCTTCAAGTCCATTGATGATTTGTTTGGAAAAGACGCAACTAAGAAATTCATTTATAATAACACAGGTGATCTGCCACCAGAATATGATGGAAACATCGTTTCATATGAGATCGCAAGCGATATTGACATGGAACAGAACTTATCCTTTGGTGCTTATAACAACAGGTCTCTCTTCTTTGATTTTTACAAAATGGAATATAAGAAAGTTGATTTTGACATTCAAGAACAAGAGGGATCTGCAGAGAATGCAGGCAAAGATTACATCAACGTCAATAAAGAATTCATTTCACAACCCAGTCGTCTGTTTCATATGTTGAAGGATCACGGTGTGAATCCAAAAGGCAAAGGTGATGAGCAACTGGATAACTTCAAACAACAACCAGAGGACAATTACAAGATTGAAGAAACAATGGTTCAGACCATTATGAGATATAATCAGATGTTCACCGTTCAAACAAATGTGATTATTCCTGGTGACTTCAGCATTAAGGCAGGAGATATGATTGAGTGTACGTTCCCAGAGGTTGAGGCAAAAGAAAACAAAGAGAAAAACAAACAAACTGGTGGTAAATATATGGTCGCTCACGTCTGTCATCGCATTACAAGCAATGATTGTTTCACCAGTCTTGGGTTGGTCAGAGACTCGTTTGGTAAGAAGGGAGGATTCTGATGGATCAGACTAATTCAGCAACTTTTAATCCACGCTTCCTTGGCCGCGGCGGATACACCTGGTGGATCGGACAGATTGCTAAAGAGGAAACTTGGAAAGAAAACATTCCAGGTAAACCCGTTCAAAGTAATGATGAGATGCGCGGTTTCGGTGAAAGATACCGTGTTCGCATCATGGGATATCACACAGATGACTGCAATGAAGTCGCTGATGATGAACTGCCATGGGCTTACGTTCAGTATCCACCAACCGCTGGTGGTGGAGGAAGATCTTCGTTCGCAAGTGCCAACCTTGCACAAGGAAACTTTGTTCAAGGATATTTCTTTGATGGTCCTGAGGGTCAGGTTCCCATTATTGTCGGTGTCATTGGTTATAACCAGTATCAGGCAATTTCCAAATCAACAGGATCATCGGATTGTGAGGCATTCAAACCGAAGAGTGGTTACACTGAAGAAGAGAAGATCGCTTCTTACACAGTAAGGGCATATCCTGGTGGCGGTGAGGTTGCCATTCCAGATGATGGGATCACAGCAGCATATACCAATAACTATTACATTGAGGACATGCTTGGCAGTAATGTCCTTGTTGACATGGCAAGTTGGGACGCAAGATGGCAAGGTAAGAAGGCAGATCCCGTTGCCAAGACAAAAGATTGTGAACCGATGGACACTCGGAGGATCACAAAGGAACTTCAGAATGGCATCCAAAGACTTCAGGAACTCCAGAGATCTAAGTATGATTATCGTTATGCTCTGACCAATGGTGAGATGGGAATCGATGATATGATTCGATCCCTGACCAGAGAATTGTGCAAACTGATGGCCTCTCTGTTCAAAGACATTATTGAACAGATGGAGAAAAAGGTTCTCCGAGAGACAAACAACACTCTGAAAAAGAAATATGACTTACTTCATCCCAGTGAAAGACCACAACTGAAGAAGCAAGTTGAGAATGCCAATGATCAGATTGCTTGCATCTTTAAAAAGATTATTAGTCAACTTGAAAATCTTATCTGTCAGTTTCTGGAGGCAGCAGCAGAGAGAGTCATTAATGTAACTGAGTGCTTTGTCAACAATGCCATGGGTAATTTGTTGGGAGCATTGTTGGGTGGTCTTCAGGGTCAAATTAACTCTGCTTTGTCTGGAATCGGATCCTTGGTTGATGGTGTTGGAGTTGGTGAAGATCTTATCAGCACCATCCTTCAGGATCCTTTCTCATTCTTGAAGTGTGAAGAAGACAACGAGTGTGGCAGAGTAAACGAGTGGAGTATCTGGAATGGTGCCTCTAACGTTGCCAACAGTGCCAACCAACTCCAGGGGATCTTGGGTCAGGCAAATGATGTTATGAATTCCTTCACTGGTTTTGGTGATGCTCTCAATAACATCTTTGATAATCCTGGTTGCGACACAGGCGCAAGACCTTGTGGACCACCAGAGGCAAGATGGATTGGTTCTGGTTCTGGGGCATTAGGAAATCTGATCATTTCTGCGGGTGGAGCAATTATCGGTTATGATGCTATTGAGTTTGGGAGCGGTTATGACGCGAACAACACTTATGGTTACGCTTATGATGATTGTGGAAATGGCAATAATGGCGTATTCTATCCTCTTGTTGATGAAGACGGCGGCATTATTGACATCGTAGTCGAACAGGGCGGAACAGATTATCTTCCAGCACCTAACGGATGCACGGGCGGTGATGGAAGAGAGTGGAAGTGTGAGAACGACACCGAAATCACTCACCCAGGTGGTGGTGACATCAGTGGACCAATTATTGAAGTTCCCATTCCGCCTGGAAATGTCATCGAAGTTCAACCAGGTGACATTGTAAATACACCATGCTGCAGTGAAGTGATAACAGAACCCATTGAAAATGATCCCACCACTGGTGGCGAAACAATTAAAGGATGCAGCACTCACGTCGTTCAGAAACCAGGAAGATTTACGACACCACAAACAGGGTGTCCTGGAAGAACACAAGGAACTTATCCATCATCTTCCGATGGTTCTTATCCCGTTATTCTTTATCTCTGTGAGATTATTATTGCTGAGGCAGGAATTGCTTACCAACCAGGAGATGAAGTTGTTATTCAACCTGATCTTGGAACAGCAGCTGCTATTGAAGTTGATGAGCAAGGAAGAATTATTAAAGTTCAAGTCACAGAAGGTGGTGAGGGATTTAAAGAACTTCCCAAAGTCTTTGTCAGATCTGCAACTGGGTTCAATGCTGAACTTCTTCCTAAGTTCTGTGTCCAGAGAGTTGGAGAAGATGAAGTTGCCAACCCAGAACTTCAAGACAAGATTGTCACTGTTATCGATTGTGTAGGTAAAGTCTAATGTCAGAATCAGCAGAAAAGAATTACCACCAGGTTCGCTACGGAACAGCAGACGGTGAAATCAAATTTGGGCATCTTCATCAGGATAATGTTCAATCTTCTGTGATGCTTCGTGATGGTAAGCATTGGAATCATTACATTACTCTGGATCAAACTGGAAAGAAGCACAGAAAGTTTGGAACAATGTGTGTTTCACCTGGATCTTTCCAGGTTCAAGCAGGTGAGGGTTTCACTGAAAAAGAAGAAGGACAACCTGCCATCTTTATGGATGCCAAGAAAGGTGACATTCATCTTCGCTGCCCC